TTGCAGGCACTCGATCAGCGTGGGGTGGGTCCGATAGCGCACAAACAGCGCGCTAATGTTGTCGATCCGCGCCGTTCTGGTCGTGCGCTGGCTGATCGTGCGCCCGCCGCCCGTCGCAGACTGGACGCTGACGGACGACTTGCGGGCCGCCTCCTTCTGGGCGTCTGCGGCGGATTTTGCCAGCCTTTCAGCTTCAATTTCCGCATCAATCCCACCGCTGGCCGATGCGGCTGCGGCGGCTTCTTCTGCCTGCTTTGCCAGCGCCTCGGCCTCGGCGGCCTTTTTGGCGATCCAGTCGGACATGACGGACAGCATAGCCTTGATTGCGCGTTCAAGCCGTTCTTCAATCGGGTTGAACGCTGCCAGCACAGCATTGCCCGCCTCGTCATGCGGCTTCTTTGCGTCCTTCTTGGTGTCCTCGGACTGCTTTTTCAGGCCGCGCAACCCGGCGATGAGGTCAGACAGCATTTGCGCCTGATCTTCGCTTTCCAGCGCGCCAGCCTTGCGGACGTTCTCACAAGACGCCATGAATTTTTCAGTGCGATCAAGGATGTCCTTGTGCTTGTCCGGGTCGTAGGGCGGCGGCCGATTGTGGCCAATGGCGGGTGATGTCATATCCAATTGATAGGCTCCTTTGTGAGGTCAATTTTCTGGCGGGGTTCTGCCATCGCGGGGATCATGCTTTGGCGGTAAATCAGGTTGTCGTATTGCTCCCAGCTGATCGGGCTCAGGTGGGTCCAGTGCGGCGCCGGATCTTCTTGCTTGCCGCCAATCTCTGCGACCATTCGCTCCGGGGCGGTGAGTTCGCCCGTTTCCGGGTCAATATCGCGAACCACATAGATGCGGACAGGCACCCACGGCCCGCCCTTGACCATGCGGCGCATGTACCAACCCGCCTCTGGCAAGCCATCGTGAATGGCTGGGGCCGCGCCAGCGATTGCCGCGCGATGCCAAGCGTAGATTTGGGCAACGGTTGACGGGCGGCGGATCATTCAGACACCGCCTTAAGCGTGCCTTTTTCGGCCATCTTGGCCAGTTCAGCGGTGCGCCAATCTTCTGCGGCCTTTTTGACAGACATCGGGGTTTTTCCCTTAAACAGAACGGGGCCGTCGCCAATCAGCGCAAGGCACACGTCGCCCGGAGTCATAGGCGTGAAAACCCTGATTGGCAGATCAGCGAAAGGAACCCTTGCCATATCAAAAGCCCTCAATGTGCATTGGCATGGTCAGGGCCCGGTCTGCAGCAAAGGCAAAGACCGAAAACACCATCAGCCCGAGGGCAAGAACCGCCAGCAGCATGGCCAGAACTTCAAGCGCGCCAAACAGCTTCGCGGACGCTGCCCGCGCCAAACGGTTTGCCTTGTCAGTCCGGGCCTTCACCCGGGCGCGCTCTAAGCCACAAGCGGCGCCGTTGCGCCGATGCAGGTCAAACTTAGGGGAAACAAACATTGCGCACTCCTATGCAGCATTGCGCCGCTATAGGTGAAACTATGCAGTAATGCGCAAGCCCGTGCAACAAGAAATTGCGCAATCATGCGCAGAAAATGGCGGCGCGGCTTAAGGGTGGGCGGCGGTTGGCAGAATCAGCCTCTCAGCAAGGCCTCAAGCAGGTCGATCTTGCGGCGCAGGGCCTCAATGCAATCTAACGTCACGGTTGCGACAAGGTGAGCGCGATTCCCGTCAACTTGTATCTGCATGTCGCAGTCACCGTCTGGCGCTTGGCCTGTCGGCGCTCGATCACTGCGAACAAAGGGTGCAACACTCGTCGCGCTGTCGGGCTCGAAGTCCTTGAACGATATACCGGTTGCTAACGCTACGGCAGCAAGGGTCTTGTGGGACAGCAGGTGCGGCCAGTTTGCATCACTCAAAGGCCGGTTGATCGTGGATGCGGCGATGCCTGCCTTATGCGCTAACTCCGCCCCTTTCAGGCCGGTCGCATCCATGACGTGCCGCAGATAGGTGAGTGTCCAGTTGCTCATGACAGCAGACAACACCGACGCGCCCAAAATGCCAGCGGCAACAATGCGCTTGCGCACTGCTGCGCACTGCGCAATACTGCGCAGAATGCAACTGCATAAGGTGCCCCATGAACATCAGAGACGAAATCCCCAAGATGGAGGCGGCGCTGCGTGAGCGCGGCCTTTCCGTCGATGAGTTTTGCGACAAAGCCGACTTGGCGCGATCCACCTGGACTCGCTGGAAGTCGGGCGCTGTGCAGCCCAACATGGCCACATGGTCCCGCGTTGAGCAGCAGCACAGAGAGATTGTCAACACGACTGCGCCCGTGGCTTCGATATGACATCCCATGTCCTCCCGTTCCCGACGGCAAGGTATGTCAGATTTCAGGCGGCGGTGTCCTCCGGAACCTTTTCCGACCTTCTTTCGGGTCGGGCCTGCGACCCCCGGCAGTTCCGCGCGGTCTACCCTGACCGTTGGTCGAGGTTTTTGAGGGCACACTTTCAAGGCCACATGCACGTCGCGGTTTTCTTTGATGTCGAGGAAAAGACCGCGCGCCTTTGGCGGGAAGGGTGCAACGCCCCGCAGGGATGGGCCGTTGATTTTGCGATGCGCGAAATTCCTGCAGCCCGCGAATGGTTGGCTGCAGCATGAGGAATTCACAGATCCCCAAGCGTGACTGCTCCCCTTGGGGTGGCGTTGCTGGCGCAACGTCCAACTCGCCCGGTCGGCCGAGGCCGCGCCCGCCGACCGGGCCTTTTTAGGGATGGATGAATAATGACAGATGCAAGCGGATTTTCCCCCAAAGAGGTCGAGGCGATGACGGCCAAAAAGGCTGACCCCTCGCAACCTGAATTCGGCCCCACCAGTGACCACAATTACCGCGTCACCGCTGACGAATTGCGGCAGTTCATTGAGCGGTTTGAGCAACTGGAAGCCGAGAAAAAGGACGTCACCGAACAACAGAAGGAGTTGATGGCCGAGGCCAAAGGCCGGGGCTACGACACCAAGGTGATGAAAAAGGTGGTCGCGTTGCGCAAGCGCAAGCCTGATGAGATTGCCGAAGAAGAAGCGATCATGGACATGTATAAATCCGCTCTTGGGATGGCGTGACATGAAAACAATCACCGTGTCATGCCCATGGCCGCCCGTGGTCGTCGGGCCAAACAAAAAGCGGTCCTTGCATTGGTCAAAGTATAGCGGGCCTGCGAAGTCCTATCGCGAAATGTGCTTCTGGCTTGCCAAAGAGGCCAAAGGGCGGCAGGCCGTTGGGCTTCCCGAGCGCATCGCGATTGATTTCTTCCCGCCTGACGCGCTGCACCGCGACGATGACAACATGATCGGCGCTTTCAAGCACGGGCGCGACGGTATCGCCGCGGCCCTTGGCCATGATGACCGCCACTGGCGCAACAAGGTCACCAACACATTTCACCCGCCCTTTCGGCCAAACGGCAAAATCGTTGTTCAGATCGAGGTCGCAGCATGACAGCCCGCAAGATCAATGAGGAAGTTTTCAAGCTGCTTTGGGCCGACCTGAACATCAAGACCGAGCGCATCGCCCAAGCTATGGGCGTGACGCGGCAGGCGGTTCAGTGGCGGGCCAAGCACATGGGTTTGCCGTCCCGCGAGAAAAACCGCGCGATGAAACATGACCCCAAGCTGTTGGCGGAAATGTGGGACGCCGGGGTGTCATCGGCAGCAATCGCCGCGCATTTCGGCATGGCAGATCACACAAGCGCCTCACAGGCCGCCCGCAAGATGGGCCTGCGTCCGCGCGTAAGGGGCCCGTCGGGCTACAGGAATGGCGGCTGGTTGCCGACAATCACGGTTGAGGAATTCACGCAGATCAGGCTGGCCAAGGCTATGGCCGCCGCCGCCCGCTCTGAGCAGGCGGCCATGATCAACGCTGAAATGGTGGACAGGTCGGGCAGTGGCCCGGTCGGATACAATCACGCGCAGGGGTTGGTATGAGCAAGCGCACCCCCGGCCTTCCCCGTCGCCCCAATGGCTTCTGGCCCACACCGCCCGCCGCCATAGCGCCGCTTGTGCCATATCTTCCGCAAGAGGCGAATTGGGGTGAGCCCTGCGCCGGTGACGGGGCTATTGTGGGCGCGCTTGCGGAAATGTGGCCAGCTGGGCGCTGCACTTGGGTATCAGACCTTGCCCCCCAAGCCCCGGGGATCTTGCAGAAAGCAGTTTGCGAAATTTATCCACGGCTGGCAGTCGGTGTTGACCTCTGGATTACAAACCCGCCTTGGCCGGAACCCGGGCAGCGGGGCGATCCTGCGGTTTCGATCATCCTGCACCTGATGGCCATAGCGCCGGTATGGGTCATCCTGCCGTGGGATTTCGCGACCAATGCTTATTTTGCGCGCCTCTACGCGACCTGCACGGACATTGTGCCAGTCGGGCGAGTGTCGTGGATGGGCAACGGCCAAGGCGGCAAGGATAACGCCGCATGGTTCCGCTTTGACGCCGCAGCGCAAGGGCAACCAATCTTGCGCCGTCGTCCGGGTGTTGCGGAAAAAATTCCGGCAAATGTTCCGGAGGCGAAGCCATGCGATATTTGAGCGTGTGCAGCGGCATCGAGGCCGCATCGGTCGCATGGCAACCGCGTGGATGGGAAGCCGTGGCGTTCAGCGAAGCGGACAAGTCGGCATCCCGCCTTCTTGCGCACAAATACCCAAGCACCCCGAATTGGGGCGACATGACCAAGTTTCAGGAGTGGCCAGATGCAGATGTCGATGTCCTTTGCGGAGGAACCCCATGCCAATCCTTCTCGGTTGCGGGCCTGCGAAAAGGGCTGGCTGACCCTCGGGGGAACCTCATGCTCACCTTTGGCGCTATTGCAGGCCGGTATCGGCCCCGCTGGCTGGTCTGGGAGAACGTGCCCGGTGTCCTGTCATCTGACGGAGGACGAGATTTTGGTGCCTTCCTCGGGATGTTGGGCCAACTCTGGTATGGGTTCGCATATCGAGTTCTGGACGCTCAACACGTCAGAACATGCCGCTTCCCCTTCGCTGTCCCACAAAGACGACGCCGTGTGTTCGTTGTCGGATATCTTGGAGACTGGCGACGTGCCGCAGCGGTACTTTTTAACCGCGAAAGCCTGTCAGGGCATCCTGCGCCGCGCCGAAAAGCGGGGCAAGGATTTGCCGCAGGTGTTGAGTTCGGCCCTTCGGGCGGTGGCTTCACGGGCGTAGCGCCGACACTGGATGCCAGGTGCAAGGAAGGGCAGGCAACCGCGCCCTTGACGACCGGGACGGATAGCAGCGCAAGCGTGGTGGCGTTTGATCTGCGCGGGCGCGAGGGCGGCGCCATGCCAGAGGGACCGCATGACACGGCCAACATCCGGGCTTCCTCGGGCGGGTCAAGCCGCAGTTACCTTGCCATGCCTTGGGCCGTGCGCCGCCTGACCCCGCGTGAATGTGAGAGGCTGCAAGGCTTTCCCGATGATTACACGCAAATTCCCAACGGCAACAAACCGACCGCAGACGGACCTCGGTACAAGCAGATCGGGAACAGTTGGGCAATCAACTGCATCGACTGGCTCGGGGAGCGGATTGACGAGGTAGACTCATGGCCATGACACCCCGCTTTGTCCTCTACTGCGACGAGGTTCCGGACCCGCCCGCAACGACGCTCTGGGTAGACCTCTTGCGGTGGGCTGTATGCGTCATGGACCCCGAGGATAAGCGCCTGACGTTTGTTGCTGGTTGCCTGTCCTTCGCGACCCAGAACGAAGGCCTGACAGCCAAGCAATCAAGCGCATGCGAGGCAATCCTGAAATCGCTCCATCAGGATTGGCAGAACGGAATCCTTGTCTGCCAGAACACCGCCGCGCCTGACGAGATTAAGGAAATTCACCCGATGGTGAGGAAGCATTGAAATGAATTGGCTGGACGCAAAAGAAACGACGCAGATTCTTGCATCACACGGCTGGAAATCGCCTGATACATATTGCCAATACTTTGAGCCCGAAGGCGAATTTTCTGCGGTTTATCTGTTTGCAATCTTTGAACCTGAACAGTTTGACCGGACCCTTATCGCCTATGTAGGGATGTCGCGCTGCCTTGAGCGACGGTGGTCTAACCACAACATCCTGCCGGAACTCAATGCCTCAAACTATTGGCCAAAGCGATGGTTTAAGCGCGTTCCTGCGCGCTCCCTGCGAACTGTTGAGCGCGATCTTATCCAGAAGTTTGACCCCCCTTGGAACATTATCGGCAGACGCCGTGGGATGGTACAGCAATGACCCTTCCGTATTACCCTCGCTACACCAAAAACTTCCTTGAAGCCACCGCAGGCTGGCCTCTGGAACTCAAGGGCGCTTATGGCGTTCTGCTCGATCTGATCTATCACCATGGCGGGGAACTGCCCGATGATCCGCATTTCATCGCCGGGAATCTTGGCTGCAGCGTGCGCAAGTGGAACACACTGCGGAGCCAGCTTTTGGAAAAACAAAAGATAATCTCAAGATTATCTAAAGATAATCTGCAGATAATATCGAATAAACGTGCAGATAAAGAGGCGGAAAAACTAAGAAGATACGAGGAAAAACAGCGCCAAAATGGAAGCAAGGCACACGAAAACAAGGACTTAGGATATGCCAGCGCAGATGCCAAAATGGAAGCGGTGGGCCATGCCAAAGACAACCCAACGCATCAACCCGCGCGCGCGCCTTTAGACTTAGACTCAGATATAGATAGAAAGGAGGAGGAGGACGCGCGCGAACTTTCTTCGATTTCGAAAGAAAATGAACCCGGCTTACTGGCAGACATTCGAGAGGCGCTTGGTGTTGTCCAAGGGCATAGCCCCTACTGGTCAGACGCCACTCTGGCCGCACATGTCGCAGTCTGGAAAGCCGACGGCCTGACCGATGAGCGCATCATCGAGGAGGCAAAGGCCAGCAGGATCAAAAACCCAGAGCCACCAGATGGGCCGAAGGCTTTGGACAGGTGGATGGCAACCGCAGCCAATGCCGCGCGCAACACTCCAACACATCGCCCTGCGCGTCCGCAGGCAGCCGCCAAGGCCACAGCATGGACGCCAGAGGATCGCCTGAAATTCTACGCTGATTGGGTCAATGGCGATAAGCCTCTGCCGCCCTCCTCGATCAACAATACCCTCGCTCACAGCCTGCTTGATGCCGGGTTGGTATCCATCGACCGGCTGAAAAAACGGGGGATCGCAGCATGAACGCGACACTGCGCCAAACCGTCAAAAATGCCCATGAGTTTACCCGCTGGTCCGCAATGGCAGAGCGCGGCCAGCAGGTCACCTATCACATCGGCAACTTGGGGCAGGACCGGGCTCAATCAGACCACCTGCACCTTCTGGCCGAAACAATCCTGATCTTCGCGGAGTCCGGATATGTCATCACGTCGCAGGTCGTCATGCGCCTGCCGCTGGGGGCCGCAACGTGGTACTACGTCAGCCGCACAGGGCGAGGACGCGCGCCCCGGTCCATCCTGTTCGATCAATGCACCGCCTTCGAATATCGCGCCCTGCAGGCCATGCGTGACCGTGACCCATCGCAATCCGCAAGCCGCGCAATCCGCGACCAAATGGGGTGCCCGGAGACCATCGCAGCCCAATACCTGACCAAACTCTTGGCCCGTGAATGGATCGAGCCACAAGAAGCCCGCGGCTATCGGCTCACCGCCGAAGGCCTGAAAATGCTGGCGTGAATCCGATGTCAGAGAACAAAGCGCACTTCTTAGCCCTGATTGGCCAGCCCCCCGGAGGCAAAGGCCGCAACACAAAGTACGACCCCGATCTGCATTGCCAGATGGTCATGGACTTGGCGCAAGCCGGGGAATTCCAAGAGGCTTGGGCGTCCGAAATCGGTATCACGATCACGACCATGCGGGATTGGGTTCGTAAGCACGAAGAATTCCGCGAGGCCGTCATCATCGCTCACCAACTGCTTGTGACCTTCTGGACGCGCAAGGTGGCCCAGAACGTCACGGTCAAGCGCGCGGCCGACGGATCAACAACCGAGCAAGCTATCCCCGGCATGTTCAACATTCTGATGAAGCGGTTCCCAGCCATCTACGGCAAGTCGCCAATCGACCTGCAGGCGTGGCTGATGGAGGCCCAGAACGTTGACGGCGCCGCCCCCGAGGCCCTGACCGCCGAGACGGTCAAGGCGACCTCGACCGACGAATTACACGCGCGCCTAGAGGCATTGCGCAGGCGCAGGACAGAGGAGCAAGGTTGATGACAGGCAGCACCAAACTCACCCACGAACAGGCCGCTATCCTCGATCTGGAAGCGCGCGTGCGGGCGCTGGAAAGCATCGTTCAGTTGCTCTTGGCTGGACAGCAGGCCCGGGTGCAACCGTCGCAGGTTATGGCCCCGCCCCCGCAGCGCCCCGGCTGGCCCATGGTGCGGATGCAGGGGGCAGGGCGGTGAGCGGCGGTATG